ATCCATTTGGAAATGTAATCAGACTAATTGCAGAGCAACCTAAAAAAGTGCTTGATAACGATGTAGCATCAAAATTAGTAGGAAATATTAATGTTCTTAAATTAGAACAACTTTGGAAAGCACTTAACATTCCATAACGTGCATTTGCTGAACAAGTTGACGGAAAATATACATTTTCTAATGATGCACAATTTAAAAACATATTACTTGCAGTTACAGCAGTTGATGGCGATGCAGGAGTTGGCAAAGCATTAAATTTTACCCATAACAAACCAATGCAACCGTTAAAAGTAGCGTTAAAAGTAATGTTTAAATTATTACTTGGTATTGTAAGATTTTTTAAGGAAACGCAAGTTAAAAAAGTAGAATCAAATGTTGTACAACTATTTAATGTTGTTGGAAATGATACAGTTCTCAAAGAACTACATCCGCTAAAAGTAGAAGCTAAACTTGTAATTCCTGTTGCATTACTTGGTAAAGTAATATCCAATAAGTTTAAACAACCAAAAAAAGTAGATGCTAAAGTAGTTAAATTAGCACCTGATGTTGGCATAACAACTACAAACAATCTTACACAATTATAAAACATATTAGTTATACTCGTATAAGTTACTGTTGTTGGCAACTTAACATACTCTAAAAACTGAAACGAACTAACACCACCTATTGAAGATGCTGATGTAAATACAGGGGCAGTTACAGTACAAGCATTGTTACCGTAATACGCTTCCAATAACCCTAAAGTATATCCTATTGAACCACTTACGATTGATGCTCTAGGTGCAACGTGATTACAAACGGTTATAACACTTGTAGCATCAGTATATACTCTTATTTTAAACGTTGTATAACCTCTTGAACAACTTGTTCCTGTTCCGATTGTATAAGTGTGATTTGTAAAAACAGATGTTGCAGTTGATATAGTATCTGTTACACCATCACCCCAGTCTATGTATAGATTTGTACCACTATTTTTAGTAAATGTAGTGTTGATTGTAAATGTTGCTAAATCAGTATCAGCAACTAAAAAATTAACTTCATTTGCTGAATCTGTAATAACAATCCAATCAGATGGTCTTACCCAATTTGATGGCGTTGGTTTAGGTTTTAAATAACTTTGTATCGGCAATTGAACTCCCATAAATTATAAAATAAAAATTACTATTTCTCCTACTATATTTGTTTGTGGCGGAAACAAAGAATAAAACTTACAAGTTCCTGTTGCTGCATCTATCTGCGGTAACATTCTACAAGTTGAAACCTCGTTAATACTTGCGTTGTTAGGTGTAAAAGTTACAAATCCTGTTGATACTATATTAGCATTTGTAAAAGTATATTCGTAGAAGTTACCTACTAATGTCCACGAACCCGAAGATAATGTTTGAGCAGCAAGTTTTACTTGACTTGAACCTCCTCCTCCAGCAGGTGCAGCAAATGTACCATCGCCTCTTAAAAATGTAGTTGTATTATTTGGAGGTGTAGGTACTAATCCACCTGCTACATTTGTCATTGTTGACGCTAATTGTGATGTCAAAGCAACTGTTCCTGTTGTTGCAGGAAGTGTTACTGTATAATCTGTTGCCGAAGCGTTAGCAGTAGTTAAATTTGTTTTACCTGTTGATGTACCTTTTATTAATAGTTTGTCTTTACTGATGTTTACCTCGCCTGAAAGAGTAATAATAGGTGCTGCGCCTCCGCCTCCTATACTAATATTTCCAGCATCAGTAGCTCTAAAAGCACCTGTTGCGCCTGTAAAATAAGAATTTGATAATCTTACTAAACTTGGAGAAACAATTATTGCTCCAAGACTTGGGGTTGTTGGATTACCAACTTCAACATTAAACTCATCATTTTTAAGCGTTAAAGAATGTTTTGAAATTATATCAAATCCTACATATTCATTATTCGATAAATCTACAAAATCTGTTGAATCATGTTTTACGTGAAAATTAGTAACTATACCATCGCCTCCTGATAAATCACTATAATCAAAATTAACATTACCTGACGCTAAAGATAATTGACCATTTGCATTACTGCCTAAAGTTGTAGCGGTATTAATAGCTGTTTGTGTAGCTGTTGAAACAGGTTTGTTAATATCGGAAGTATTATCTACATTATTGATTGATAAATCAGTTCTAACTGTCGATACAGATAAATCTTCTACGTTTCCTGTTCCGCTTGATGTTCTACCTTTAAATGTTTTTGTAGCTATTGTGGCTAATTTTGCGTTTGTAACTGCATTTGCTGCTATTGTAGGCAAAGCTGCAGTTCCGTCTAAATCTCCTGCTAATTTTACAATACCCTTTACTGTTGTTGTTGCGTCGGGTGTTGCTGATGGTATATCACTTGTTAATGCTAAAGTACCACTTGCATCTGGCAATTCATATTTTCTATTATCAGTAATATTGTTAAATGATAATCTTGCCCAATACGTTGTAGCACCTGAAATCCATTTTGTAAATACTGTTTGATTTTCTGCATCTGCTGTTGCATTAACGCCAAACAAATTTACATTTTTATAAGTGTTATTTATTCCAGCTCCATTTCCAAAAGCATTTACATTTGCACCACTATTATTTACACCTGATAACGCACCTAAAAAATTAGGGTTTGCACCCGTATTATTATAACCAGAACTTTGTCCAAAAAAATTAGCTTCATCAGCAGTATTATTTGTTCCAGCGGATTCTCCGAAAATATTAACAAAAATTCCAGTACTATCTAATCCTGCATTAGTACCTTGAAAGTTTTGTCTGTTAATCAAATCGTGATTGTTGTCTAATATTTGTTCAAGTGTTGGCAATACAAACTCCCAAATCGCATCATCTGTTGCATCATCAGTACAAACGTACAAATCGCCATTGTCTAAAATCCAACGTGAACCAACTACAAACCCTTTAGTAGCATCATCTGTTACTGTTGGTGTAGTTGTAAAGTTGTGTGATACTTCACGAATTGTAAATCCATCGCCTTGCATAACGTACAAACGACCTGCTTCCCACTTTAATTCATAATCAACTGCACAACGTAAAGCTATTCCTTTTGAACCACCAAGTCCAGCATCGGTTGTACCTTTTTTTAAATTTGCACCGTTGTCTAATAGAATTTTATCGCCATTAGAAATAAATATATCTTCTCCATCTGTTATATTTCCCTCTATTAAAACTTGGTTTAAAGTTTGAGAACCTCCCCCTCCTCCACTTGCATTAATAATTGGATTTAAAGGATCAGTATTATCAATAGTTACATTTGTACCAGCAACAACGCTTGTTAGTTTTTCATCGTATAACTCGGTAAAGTTAGAATTTGATTTACTAAAAGCATTTCTAATTTTATCGCCTGTACCATCGTTTGCAGATGTACCAATATTAATTACTTGCCTTGCCATCTTTTTTATTTTTTATTAATTCTCTTTTAAAAAGGAATTGTTTTAGTTTTTCTTCGTTTCTTAACCTTGCTATATTTGGTTTTTTTTCTTTCATAAATATTCATCTGCTTTAGTACAACAATCGCTGCCGTTTCCGAAATACCAACTTCCTACATTTTGTCTACGTCTTGATATAATTTCGCTAAACTGCAAATATTCAGGGACGCTATTTTTTATTAACCATTTTTGCATACGTAATCCATAAACTTCTTGTTTTGTTCTTTGCTGTACCATTAAATAATCAACTTCTGATTTAGATACACTTTCTGCATTTTCTGCTGTATGTTTGTAAACGCCTCCGTTACTTATTTGATATGCTAATGTAAACAATAAATTTTTAGCACTTGCCCGAATTAGGTAATCAATTATAAAATCATTAAAAAGCGTTTCATAATTACCTGTTAAATCTTCGTTTTCAAAGTCTGTTAATATTTTATCATATAAAATCTGTCCTATTAATGGCTCTAAATCTGTTACTTGAGCATCTTCAATACAAGGTACTATTTTATCATAGTCGATATTACCATTTAAAGGTGTTTTTTCAATTACTTGCTGTGGTGTTATTAGTAGTATCATAATAATTATTATATATCGTGTGGTGCTATTCCTGCTATTCCACTTGCTCTGTCTTTTTTAGCATCTTCGATAGCAATTGGCGATTTAACATCTGGTTTAACGTCTTTAATTTTATAGGTTAATTTCTCCCAATAATGTTTACAAGTTCCGCCTGTAAAATTAGCAGAAAGCAATCCACCGCCTTTAAACTTCCAAATAGAATAAGGTTTATTTGGGTTAGGATGCATACCAAATCCAGCATTAACTGTAACATCGCCCATTGCTTCTATATCTTCACGTCTGTAAATCTTATTGGCAGCTAACATATTTTTACAAAAATCACGTTCTGGAGTTGGATTACCTGCGTATCTGTAGCGGAAAAGATAAAAATTAGTGTCATAAACACTTTTACGATTTGAATTTGCAGTTCCTGTTGTGGCAAAATTATAAGTTAGTTTATCTTCTTCATCATAATCAACAGGTTTACACTCTATTAATTCATAATTTTCTAAATCTTCATCTTCGCCAAGTTGTATTAATTCAATGCCAACTGTTTTTTTTTCTGCACTCATTTTAACAACCTCTGTTGTCTTTTCAACTTTAGGGCGTAAACTTTCAAAGAACAGTTGTAAGCTAATTTTATTTTGAGTTAATACATATTCAAAGCCATCTGTTAAAGAGTCTTGTAATGGCTTAATTACGTTTAATAGAGTTTCATTAAATGCTGTTTCAATTTCATCTGAATTAGAACTAAATCCTGTTGCTTGTTGTATTCCAATTATTGAACTACTAACTACTTTATGTGCTACTAATAATTGCTTACGTGCTTCTTCTGTTAAAAACTGATATTGTTGGTGTGCATCTGAAACAGAAACGCTTTCTAAAGTAGTGGCGTTTTCTTTATTTGAGTTAAAAGATAAAATAAATTTATTTGCATTTTCGCTTCCAGTCCATTTGCGGATTATATTTCTTTCAATTTCGCTTTTAACTTCTTCATCTGTTATGCCCTCGTTTACATTTATAATATGCCCTGCACTTAATCCGTTCTTAATGTGATTTATGCAATAGATTGATATTTGTTCTTCTAATTCAGCGTAATTCAATCCTGAATAGTAAGATGGACGTGCAAAATAAAAACTGTCTATTGAATATTCTTTAATTACAAAAACAGTCTTTTTAGTTTTAGTATCTACTGTAAAAACAGGTATTTCTTCAGCAGGATATTTTCGCAAATCATTCCAATCGTATGAGTACCAGTAAGAGGT